GCATCAAGAGCCATTGGCAAAGTCATCTCGCCGTAGTTTCTTGAGCCGGGACGTTTTTCAACATCAATCTCACCTAGTGGATTATGAGTAACAGTGTTATTACTCTCTCCAAAGGCTGGAATGTCTGTGATTTCACCAACCGTAGTGAACGTCAGAGAGGGATAACCAGTGGAAGCCACTGAGTCATAAGTTGTTGGCAATGTTGCCGATAAGCCAATCGTAGTGCCGCTTGCTTCTTGAACCATGAGGATTTCTCCGTTTTATTAATTAAGGTAAGTTTCGTGCTGCTTTCTTTAAAGCATTGTTGTAATCGGCAAAGCTGACTCGAACCATTCCAGCCGGAGCCTTGATCTTGCTTTTCCCATCGAATTCTATCCCATAGGCATAGGGCAAGTTGTTTGATGCGTATAATACACCGCCGACCATGTTATTGACTACTGTCCTCATATTGGCAGAGGATTCCGCTCCAGATACTAATGCACTTCGGCTGCCTCCAGAATACCCTGTATTGGAAAACATCCATGAATTCTTCAATCTTCCTTTATCAACAGGAGTTCTGGAAATCACGCTGGCACTTATCTCACTCGATGCTGCTCTGATTAGGGTTTCAGTATTTAGATCAGCACGTTTCGCAAATTTGGTTAAATCAGCCGTGAAAGTCATACGAAAGCCCGATAATAAATTGAAATTGGAATCTCATACCAAGCACCGCCATTTGTCTGTAAGCCCTGTGCTTGCTCAGTCTTTTGAATTTTAACAGTTACGCCGCCGCTAGTGAATTCAGCATCTCTGAGGAAAGCATCTTCAACCGCCGCCGCCTGTGTCTGTGCGGTGAATCTTTGAGATATATCACCAGATCGAACAGCAACATTCACCTGATAAATCCCAATGTAATCATCTGAGTCACTTGTGGCATTGCCCACTTGATTCTTCGCCACTGGCAATAGGAATTCACGCAGAAATAGCGTATCGGTTATCGGCTCGTAGTTCTCATTCTCAAAAGCAATAGGCGGCACATTCGCAGTCTGCAAGGTCAATAATTGAGTCGCTAATGCCGCACGAATATCTTTCAGCTTGGAAGTTGCCATTATTTTCTCAGTTGCAAAATATAGATTATATTTGAGCCAGACGGTTCGACAGCGTTCACATTCACGATTTTGTACTTCACGCCGTTTACCGTTGCGCTATAGCCCGCTTCCGGCGCCACTGTCTTGGTTTCCATGATTAGCTTCATATCATCGCGTAATATTGTTTCGCCATCAATATCATTACTATTGAAAGCAGCAGAAACTCCGTAAGCTGTATACGTTGTCACGGTTGCAGGGGTAGTGATCACTCCGGTAGCCTTATTGATAACCTCTCCAACTTCATAAGAGATAGAGCAAAGCTGCCCGAATTGTCGGATAGTATTTGCTGCAGTCGTAGTCACACCGGAATAATCAAAGCTCATGCTGCTATCACTCTAAATTGATTGCCTCCACTACCGCCAGCGACCAGCTTGGATAATGTTCGCGTATAGGTTCGGGCATATCCAGCCGCCGCCGCATTATCTGAATATTCAATCTCGATCACATCAACCTTGACCTTCTTCTGAGTCCTGTCGATATTAGCCATCGGAGAAAAGCCTTGGTCAATAGCGATGGCCAGAGCCATCTGACCTTCCACCAGATCAACAGGGATTTCATCAGAGTCTATTTCATAGCCATCAACTACAGCACCCGCACGAGGCCACTGGAGAGCTTGTGTGTCACTATTCTTAATACCGATGAATTCATAAAACTCAATATAATCCATCGCCTGAAATAGTAACTGAGTCCGATTACCGTATGTCGCAGTCAGAGTTACATTTCTATCAAGCGCGTATTGATCAAGTTCAGCCGCAGTTGCATAGCTATTCGATGTTGCCGAGCCAGTTCCGGTTTCTTTTACTAATGTTGTAGTTGGCATTACAATTCTCTCCAGATCAAACTTCCCTCAACTGCATGGCCCGATGTACCACCGTTATTTAAAGGGCCTGATGTTGAGTTACTGCCATAAGGTGAGTTCATTACTATTATTCCAAAGTTGTTTATCTGCGCTCGTAGTTTGAGCCATTAAATCCCTGCTTTACAGGAGAAGGAAAGAACTGACTGAGCAATTCAATATCACCGCAGTCATAATTTAGTGGAGGCAGATACGCCGCCTTTTTTCTAACAATTAAGCTGATATTGTATCCGTAAGTCCAAACCTTCGCAGCACTTAGATCAAATCCAGCCAATATCAGGTTGTAGCAGAGCAAGCCAGAATTCCATAACGTAACGTGGCCACCCACTATCTCTGACTTCATAGGCGGGACAGTTATTGCCAGAACGCCATCATCTGAAAGCAAGTCAGAGCATTTTGCTAGAAACTTATTCACGTTCAACTGATGCTCCAAAACATGGGATAGCCAAATCATATCGAATTGATCTGCCGACTTGAATAGATTTATATCGGCAAGAATGTCAGGGCTTCCAATTATATCGAGAGTCGTTACGTTTCTACCCAGCTTGCGAAACTCTGCCGAATGAATCTGATTTATTCCGCAGCCAATATCTAAGCCGCTTCTCCATTCCATTATACTTACTTTATCGAAACACTCACGGCTGAGCATTATTTCTTTTTTGCTTTCTTTTTTGCCGCTTTCTTTGGAGCCTTGCGCTTGCCGTATGCCTTGTTGATAAAGTCCAGATCATCAAGAACGACAATATCAACATTCCTCTCTACGCCTTTACGGGCAAAGCCTTCGGTGTCTCTAGGCAGGTGAGTTGCTTCTTGGTCGCGGCAATAGGCTCTAGCGGTTGAAAGGGTTTTTGCATAAACGAGTGTGATCATAATAATTGCTCCAATATTGTTGTCAGACATTCGCTAGATTCGATTTCCTCTAACGTCCATTGTGAATAACTTACTCTTGCCAGATGCCTATATCTCTCAGCCTCTGTCGGTATTCTTGAAATCAGTTTACTGCTTGAGGAAAGCGGCTGAGACTGAGCAGAATCAATACCATTCCAAATAGGCACTCCAGCAATAATCGCATCAGTCGCCGTAGTGCTGTTCCAGCTCAGAAGCCGAATTGCTCTTGATAGTGATTCATCCAAAGTCTGATCGTCATACTCACAATCGACCACCATTTCAGGCTGTTTCGGATGCTTCCTGAACAGTATCGGACTGTCTTGCTTTTCTCTCAGCTCAGAAATCCAAGAATTATAGATCCGCTCAAGCTCCATCTGCCCTAGATTATGAGAAGCATCATCAGCTTTCTGACCAGCAATAAGAATGTAATCACCCTCATTCCTATATTCCTGTAAATCAAGATTCAGCTTTTTAAGCCTATCGAACCCATGAAATTCAGGGAGCCAATTCAGATGCCGCCCGATCTGCCAATAATCCGGTCTGCCGATATAACCTAGATCAAACAGGAGAAATTTAATGCCGAGCCTTTCGCACTGATTCTTGACATACAGTGCTGGCTCCCTCTCTCCATTGGCTATGACTAGATCATACTGACTCCAATCAATAGAGCTGGCCTTTGTTGCGAATGTCATCAGATCGCAATTTCCATCCAGTGAATCGTAAAAGGCACTAATCGGCGCAATGCCAACATCACCGAAAAGAGCAATTCTCATCAGTCTGCTTTTGCTTTCTTCTTCGCCTTTGGCTTACTGCCAGCGAGAGTCATTTTCTTTTCATCGAAGTCGGATTTGTTGATAGTTACATCGCCGCCTTTCGTGGTGATTACTACAGTTTCGATATGACGCATTTCATTTTCTCCAAAAAAAACGGGGCTTAATAGAATTCACTATCAGCCCCATTCAAGTTTATTTCCTAAAGGTTGGTTTGTTTAGCCAATCAATAGAGCGCAATGCTCTGGCTTGATCATAGCTACGCCCCAAGCTGCTGATACTTCGTAATGAACTTGGCGATACTCTTTGTAAAGCGCAATTTCAAAAGTCAGACCAGAAACAGGGTCAGTTACCAACTGAACATCAGAAGCCATATCACCAGCAGCAGGTCGAGCAGGGACGCGTGAAGCAAGTGCTATCGCATCGCGGCTGAATGCCATTGAGTAATCATAGGTGGCAACTACTGTGATTGCCTTGGCAGATGAGGTCTGTGCTACTCGTAGACCATTCTCGCCGATAGTGATTGTGTCACCAGAAGCAGGATTCGCACCAGCAAAGGAGACAGAAGTCACAACATACTGATTCGTATCACCCGCAAGAGTGATAATGTCACCAGCAGCAACAACACCAGTTCCCGCAGTTGCCAATGGAATAACCGTTTGGCCTACAGTCTGCGCTGATGCAGTTGTAGTAGCAGAAGCCATTGCCCCTTTAGTGTGATCACTACCAAGCGCACCAGATTCTCGAACATTCATACCTGCGAAATTAGATCGCAGAATACCTTGCTTCAAGAAGTCAGTCTCACCTTGAATATCTGCCCTAGCTTGGAAGCCAAATAGGTTCGCACCGTGAGTAGTATTCAGAACAAGTGAAGCATCACCCATTGGCGCGCCGTTATCCTTTAGGATTTTAGCAACACCAGAGGCATCAGTAAGATTGCCCTGAGTAGCGAAAGGAGTTGTACCAGCAGCACCGTGAGCGCGTGAAGCACCCGCGTATAGAGCCGCAAGATCAGTTTCCATTTCGTTAGTCAGAGTACGATAAGCCTGTGCGAATTGATCGCGAAGGATATTCCGCGCACCAATGCCATTATCGACACCTTTGATTTCTTCGCCATTCCAGCGAATAGGAACACCGCGAGATTTGGTGATAGTGATTGTTTTATTACCAATCGTTTGATCGCCAGTATTCGGAGCGGTTTGTGCAGCAGTAATATTCGCAGCAGTTGCAGCAGGAGCAACAGGTGAGCGTACTACTTCGCCGACAGCAGCGCGTTGGGCAGTCATCGTGCTAGAAACAGCAGGAATCATACCAACAAGCTCACGGCTTACAGTGTCGAGGGATTCATATAAATCAGGGATTAAGTCAGTTAGTGTATTAGCCATTAGGCATATTCCTTTCAGTCAGTTTAAAATAATTTGGTTTTTACTCAAATTAGGCTCTGCCAACTTTTGAGAATACGCCCGTTCGCTTCTGCGTAATGGCTTTAGTCTGTTACTGTCATTCTATCAACTATCATCGCCTTTCGTTGGGCAGATGCGTCAAGTTTATTAAAATCTTCTCTTGAAATCTCTTTTGCTGTGCCAGTATCTTTACCGCCTCCGGAAGCTCCACCACCGTCTGCACTACTGCCATCAACCAAAAAAGGATATTCGGCTTTGATGTAATTTACTACAAATTCCCGAGATTGTGAAACGCCGCCTATTTCATACCCTAGACCTTCATCGCCATGTTTTACGAAATTTGAGGCAATATCACGAATTGCTTTCTGTCGCTTTGCATCTGTCTTGGATAACTCTCCGGCTAATTCTTGAAGCTCACTACCCAATTCAGCCTTGCGATTTTTCTCTTGGATAGTCTCGTTGATAGTTTGCTGAGCCTTTAGTTGCTCAGTCAGATTCTCAACGATCTGCTTTAGATCACCCGAATCATGGGCATCTTTGATTTTCGCTTCCTTGAATTCTCTGAGCGATTTGGATTCAGTCTCCAGTACAGAATACTTTTCTTTCAATATCTTCTGCTCTGCCAATACCTCATTGCGATTTTCTACCAGACCGTCAATCCCTGCGTTTAGGACAAAAGTTCCATCTTCTTTTTCACTATAGAAAGGGATGAGCGATTCTTCGACACCCTCGATTGTTTCAAGAATAGGTTTTAGCTCTGCCATTTGTATTCCTTAATTAATTTAATGTTGTGCGAGGGATTATATTGCAATATGAACAAATATCAATCTATCAGGCCAGCTTTCTCAAAGGCGAGTGGATTCCTATTCTTTAATTGGCGCAGAGTGAACTGGTTTCCCATATCATCTGAAAACTTCTCAATGGATAAGCCGCCGGAGTCGAACAGTCTTGCTCTATCTCTGCCTAGCACCGTCTTGCGGAATTGAGAATTTTGTCTCCGTAGAAAGCCGCCGTATGTAACTTTCGCTGATACTGGCCCATCAACAGATGATCGCTTTCCATCCAATCCCAATATTCTGTATTCGGGCTTTACCACTTCAACTCTGGTCGATCGGCATCTCCAGTGTCTTGGTGCTGGTGGCCCTTTGTCTACAGGGAATTCCATACCATCCAAACTAGCGCAGCCAATAGTGGTTCGATCATCGAGAACAGAAACCCATCTTTCAAATTCTACA